AAGCCGCATCGTCATGCTCTGAATGCCTACGTTAGGAAATGCCGCCATTACGCCGTCCCCATTGCTCTACTGAATGAACCGCCTCGCATTCTAGCATCGGCGACTGCTGACTTGGCCGCATTGCTAATCTGTGGCAGTAAGTTAGCAATCTCAGCACGTACGGTTTGCTGTACGCCTGTAGTAACGTTGATGTTCTGTACTACGGTTACACCCCCGCCGCCGAGCGCGTTGTTAGGTATAACAGTCCCGTTACCTGATGGCACCATAAGCTCAGGGCCGCGCTCACCTACTAGATAAGGTCTGCCGCCTGCGACAGGGCCACCCATTGCTCTGCCTACATGGTCTGCCGCTGGCCCGAACTCAATACCAGTAGGCCCAACCAAAGGCTTAGGAGATAACGCGTTTGTAATAAAACCGAATGCCGCATCAACGAGGTATTTTTGAATGAGCATTTTGATAAGGCTATCGACGACACTTTTAGCCATAGACTTAATTGCATCGCTAAACTTTTGTGCGCCTGTAACTGCATTTGTAAATGCCTGCCCTAGCCCGTCGATACCTTGACTCGCCAGCTTAACCAATCCAGTCTGCAAATCTTCGCCTTGTGTGCGCGCCTGCTGTAAATTGGCAAGGAATGTGTCAAACGCTGTTGGCAATGTCTCATTAGTTTTGTCGGCGAGATTGTCAACGCTTGAGGTTACGTTATCTGTCGCGGCTCGAAGAACATCGAAAGTCGCCGCCGCATCTGTCGCAAAGGTGAATCTTTTGAAACTGCCAAACGTCCCCTGCGCTTCTTGTGCCGCAGTTATAGCCGCTTCGGTTTCTGCAATCATTGATTGCAAACTAGCTATCTGGGCATCGTATGGGCCTGCTTGTCCTGCCTTCGTAAACTTGTCGTTTTCTCGCTTTATGTTAGCAAGCTGTCCTTGCAACAATCCTAATTTGTCAGTGAGAGTGTCGATTTCGTCACTGCCGAAAATCTTATTGACGCGCAACTGAAAGTCACTGACAAAGTTAGCAATAGCAACGAAGCCGTTGAGCAAATCTTGCAGACCAATTAGCGCATTTTCTAAGCCGTCAAGGAATCGAGTTGCCAACTCTTTGCCGAATTCGACTACCGAGCCACTAGTACTTTCAATTCCTGCTTTGACTTTATTGGTAATTAACTCTGAAAATGCCGCCAACGCAGGAGCCAAGCCTGCAACTGTCTGTTTAATGATTCCACCAAACAGCGACTGCAATCGGAAAAACTGGTCATTTGCCTCTTCAACGCCTGCCGCCGCTTGAGAGGACATTACTACGCCAAGAGCGCGAGCCTCGCCAAGCATTCCAGACAAGCCTGCTCTACCCTGCCCAAGAGTATTAACAAGCGCGGCACCCTCGGAATCGAATAGCTTGAAAGCTAAACGCAAGCGGTCAGATTCGCTTTGAACATCCTCAAAAGCATCTGCCAAAACTAGCATGCGCTCATCGAGCGGCAACCTTACAAGCTGTCTAGCGTCGACACCTAATTCACGCAGTGCGCCCTTAGCTTCACCAGTTCCAACAGCCGCCTCTGACGCTCTACGGGTGAACCGCTGTAGCGCCATGTTCATCGTGTTGACTTCAACGCCTGTTAGTTGCCCCGCATATTGCAGAGCGCTTAAGGCTTCCGTCGTCGTGCCTATCTTGCCTGCCGTTTTAGCAAGGGCATCGGTAGCCTTTAGTGAGTTAGATATGAGCAAGCCAAGACCGCCAGCACCTACAGCGGCAACTAGCGCAGTCTTAAAGTTAAAGAATACTTTGGAGAGTTTGCCAAAGGCGGCTTTGATTCCGCGCAGGGCTTTCTGCGTTTGGTCAAACGCTTTGATTACAATGCTAACGGACTCAGTTGCCATCTTTAGACTCGCTCATGATTTTGAAGTAAGCGAGCCACTCGTGGAACTCAGTAACCGATATCTGCTCTACTTCTTCGATAGTCTTATGTAGGCGGTCAGCTAGTGCAATGAGATTTAACCTAGACTGACCGCTCTTCAGTTTTTTTCGACATCCTCAATCGACTCGATAGTGCCGAACATCTCATTGGCAATACCTGAGACAACGGTTGTCTCTTCCCCCATCAAATCCAGCTTGTCTTCAGCAGAGGTGAACAGCTTATCGCCATCCTTGCTTTCTGCCTTCATAACAATCAGGTCAACCATTGCCGCAATGCTAGGGTTCTGCATTACCTGTGGATGACGCTTCTGTAGCTCGTTGAGGTCGTAGCAAGTGAGCGGACGACAATACAGGCTAAATGGCCCCTCATCGTCTGCCCACTCTACCACGTCGATTTTACGGCGAGACTGCTTACGTCGCGCACGTAACTCTTTAGCGAGTCCCATTAGTTAGTCGCTTCTGTGATTGCACCTGATACCTGCACAGAGAATGACGCCTCTACCAGACCGTCATACGATGCAGAGATAGTCTTTGCAGTCACAATGCCAGCACCGCCGTAATACTTCTCGCCAGTACCTGTGCCTGTAGGGTGAATTTCCCAGTCGATGGCCGCGCCAGAATCAAGCACCAAGTGCTGTGCGTCTGCGTCATCCCAAAGCGCGTCGATAGTAAGAGTCGCGTCTTTGAGGCTAGACAGGTATGACTTAACTGAGTCACCCATTACAGTGTCCTCAATAGTGTCAGCCGTCTCATCAATAGAGTACGAGCGAACCTCGCCAACAACTGCCTCTGTTCCACCACTAGCGGCAACCTTCACTGAACCGCTTGAGCCTTTATGTGTAGCCATGAATTTTCTCCTTTACGCGTCGCCGCGTGTGTATGAATAAAGAATCTGAACGGTAACGATAACGCCGCCAATGGGGTCTATTGTACCATCATCCACCTCAACGCTAATAACCTGCGTATCTATAGCGTGACCGCCACGCGTTCTATCCTCGTCGAGTTTTTCGTCGATAGCCTCCGCGATTTGATTGCGGGCTGTGTCGATGTTCTTGTGCTTAACAAAGCAAATCAGTTCATAGTCGATAGTGCCATGCCGACTCGTAGCACTGCCGCCCATGCTGGCATCCTCACGCGTCTCGTTCGCTGTGCGTACAAGTATCGCCGGAAACTGTGCATTTGATAGCTTGTCGAAGTCAAAAGGCTCACGCGTCACTTTCTTCACGTTAGGCGTAGAGATAGCTGATAGTGCCGTTACGATATTGGCGGCTATATTTTCTCTCACGCTCATAGTTTAAGCCCCTTAAAGTAGACATCACGGATAGCGCGTGTGTCGCTCTTGTTGAGTCCAAAGAATGGCCGCTTGCGGTTGTTCATTGCCGCCTTCTTAGACTCTGCTCTGCTGTCAAAGAATATGAAGCCGTCCTGACCACGTAAACCTGACTGCATGGACTTACGCATTTTTCCTGTAAATATCAGATTAACTCTATCGACCTGTCTGCCTTTGCTCTTACGGAATCCTTTATAGGCTTCTGAGTACGGACGGAAAGGTTGCTCGTGAATATCTAGCCCGAGACTTGTGCGCTTCTGTATGCGGTTCAAGCCTTCAGCCGCCGCTCTGCGCATCGCTCGCTTGTGATTCTTGGTGAACGTGCGGCCTAGCTTCTCCACCATCTTGCGAAGGTCACGAGGCTTTGTGTCGATACTTATGGTAATCATCGGTCGAGGCGATTAAGCGCAACAGGCTCTTTTTCTTTGTCGGTGACAGTACCGTCGTTATCTGCATCGTACTCAACACCGTCCTGAAATACTGCGTCTAACTCCTCGCCATAGCGCGCTTTGTAGAAATCAATCATCTGCAAGAAGCGGTCGTCATCAACCCAGTTAGTTAGTTGAGGTAGTGCGTACTTCCATAGTACGAGGTAAGAGTTGGCGCGAGTCCACTGCGAGTCTGTGAGATAGCTTACGACCATCTCGCCTTGTATGCCTTTACGGTGCCACCAGCGGTTACGAATCTCACGCTCTATGTCTGCCTGCGCCCTGCCATGCTCATCGCTGAAGGACGTGATGCCAAAGTCTAAGATATCAGGAACCAACTCAACTAGATTGCTGTCGTCACTAAATGCCATGTCGTCACCATTTTACCCTAGCAGACCAGTAAACCGCGTCTAGCGGTGTCGCGTTGCGTAGGTTCTTCTCATGTCTTGCGTACCAAGCCGCTCGCATTGCTTTGTCGCGGGCCGACTCACCGTCTTTAGGTGGGTAAGTCTTCGCGCCTTTCGCGCCGAACCTAACTAGCTTGATAACGCCTTTGTAGCGAGCCAATACCGCATGCGACTTTGAAGGATGTCGTGGCGTTCGCTTTGCCACGTTGTAGTCCTCAAATCTTTCGCCTCGATAAGTGACTGCCATATAAACCTCAGAGTAAAGCGGCCCCGAAGGGCCGCGTACATCTTAGAGAGTAGCGTCGAAGAACAGCTCTACACCGTAGCTGTCATCAAGCTCGCCAACACCGTATACGGCAGTAGCGTTAAGCTCGAACGCACGGTTAGATGCGTCACGCTCTGTCTCAAGGTTGAAGTCACGCTTCATAGCAATACACATTGCCTCACGCGCAAAACATAGACCTTTCGCGTCTCCGTTTCCATCTACAGCGATATTTGCTGACTGGTAAACGTCGATGCCAGCGATAGAACCTACGAAGCCACTGCGCATCGCTTCGTTCTGTAGGTCGCCACCGTTGGGGTTCGCGAAGGTATTGGTCAGGTTAGCTGACAGCTGGTATGCGTGGAATGGGTGTACCACTGCAACGTAGCCGCCTTGCGCCTTGTTGTTGCGAAGAGTTGCCGCCGCCTTGAACAGGTCAGCAACAGTAATCTCCTGAGCCGCCGCACCGATTGAAGTAGAGAAACCATCGAACAAAGCGATGATGTCTGTATCCATCTTAGTAGCGATAGAGTTACCGAGTACAGTGCCAAGCTCCTGTGCAGGGTTGCCAGCGCCCATTGCCGCCATGTCAGTAAGCAATACCTGCGCACCAACTTCGCCGACAGATACAGTGACGCCAGAAGTGCTGACAGTAGTAGAAGACATGTCAGTGCCTTCAGTAAGGTCAGCGGCAGTCACTGCTGGGTACTTTGGTACCTGAATGGTAGTACCAGCAACATTGCCGATGTCGTAACGAGTGATGAGGCCAGCCATGAGTGACTGTTCCTCGGCTGTGAAGCGAGCCTGCATGATGATGTTTGCAAACAGGTCGTCTAAAGTTGAACTAGTAGTTGCCGCCATGATTGTAGTCTCCTAAGTAAGCGGTTATTTCTTAGCTAACATCATTGCACGGTAAGCCTCTTTGCCACCGCTATTCCAGTTAGCTTCCATTTCTACCGCCGACATAGGTTTCGACGTGGAACCACCTACCGCTGTCTGCGATCCAGCGCCACCAGATGACGCCTTAACGAAGTGCGGGTTTGTTGACAAGAAATCACCGACAAGCTCATCAACGCTCAACGGATCGCCGCTGTCGTTGTATCGTGGTGTCCCGTTCGCATCTACAACTTCTGCTGTGCCGTCTTCAGACAGCCGAACCGAACCACGTAACAACTGACCGACTTGCTCTGCCGATACTGCGTTGTTCCTACTCGCCGCCGTGAGCAAAGCTCCATCGACTAACTGGCT